TGTATATCCGGTTACCCCTGTATATCCTGTGAAACCAGTATACCCTGTATATCCCGTAATGCCATTAATTGAAATCCCACCTACTGTAAGATTTCCAGAAACATCTAAATTGCCCGGAATAAAAACGGTTTCTGAACTTGTACCTAAAACAATTTGATTACTAGATGTGATTACCGCATCGCAACCAATCGCAGTAGAAGAATGATAATCCGAGTTATCCCCAGCGGTTTGACCCGTATTATTTCCTAAGTAAGTATTACAATATCCTACAAAATCATAATAACCCGCACGATTTCCTAAGGCAGAATTATTGTTTCCATTATTATTAAATAAAGATTGATAACCAATACTGGTGTTTTCGATCCCAGAAATATTATTGAAAAAAGCCTGGGTTCCTAAAGCAGTATTGTTATATCCATCTACATTGTATTCCATAGAGTTGGAACCAACAGCCACATTACTATTTGCCTCATTATATAATAACGTAGCTGTTCCTAAAGCCGTATTGTAATTGCCAGAAACATTCGAAAGTAAACTATTAGTACCCACAGCTACATTATTAATTCCATCTTTATTGTTTACTTCGGAAAAAGCACCTAAACAAGTATTTGCATTTCCACTATTATTTTGCTGTAAAGAACAATATCCAATGGCTGTATTTTGTTTTCCTGTGGTATTATTTTGCAATGATCCTTCACCGTAATTTGTATTTGCTGGAGGAGGATTGGAAGACATTAATAATAATTGTTATAATAATTATTATATAAAAAAAAATAAGAAAAAATCTTTTTATAACACGTGCATTTTTTTATGACATTTCTCACATAACGACATTAAATTCGCCGGATGATTTTTATGAATCGATATGCCTTTCTCTCTATCCAAAATAAATCCATCTTCGCCTGCTCTAGCCTGATGGATTAAATGATGTACTTCTACGCTTCTCTCCAACCCACATTTTTCACATAATCCTCCCACTAATTTTTTCACATTGTAATGTGAAGGATGTAAAGAAAGAGCACCCCCAGTTTCCGGATAATATTTTACACGAATCTGAAAAGCTAAATCTAGAAATTCCTCTGGTAAATTCAAGGATTTACATACTTCCAATCCATACAAACTACTTCCCGAACCTTCCCTTAATTTTCGGTCATATACCAAACAACTTTTTTCTTTATCATAAACCACTTCCATATGTCGTAGCACCAACCTGGTCATTACACGAATCTCCTCATAATTGATAATTTCGTGTAAATGCGTAGCGAAAATAAAACTACTACTTTTCTCATATAATTGAATTATACCCGACATAAAAATACTAATCGCAGAAATATTCTCGGTACCAGAACATAATTCGTCTCCTAGAACCAAACTATTTTTATCAGCCAAACGTAAAATTGTCCGCAGTTCACTCATTTCCACGGCAAAAGTCGATAAACCCTTGAATAAATTATCATTCCCCAAAATACGCGTAAATAAATAAGTATATGGTTGATAGACGAATTCGGTACAAGGAACATATAATCCCGCTTGCGCCATAATTACACAGATTCCCAAGGCTTTAATGAAACACGTTTTTCCTACGGCATTGGTACCATACAAAAGAATTCCATCGATTTCACCTTTGCCTAATAATAAATCATTGGTGACATAAATTTCTTCCGTATTCAACTGTTCCACCAAGATATGTCGTAATCCTTTACATTGAACAAATGATTTCTCGGATTCTACCAATTGCGGCCTACAATAATGATATTTCCTTGCCAACCACGATTTCGTATAAGCTACGTCAAATAAAGTGACAAATTGAATAATGGTTTCTAAAAACGGTTTATATTCTTCAAAAGCAGTCAAGAATTTCTGATAAACGGAGGCAATCATTTCTCTCATCGAACCCTTCAAGAGAGAAATATTCTTACATAAATCCTGGATTTGCGCGTTCTGAATAAAACAATTGACGCCACTTTGTTTTAGAAAGGAAAATTCGCTGTTTTGAGAAAATTCGAATGTTTTTTTTAACCCAGAAAAACTGCTCTTATATTCCAGCGTTTTTGTTGGACTTTTTGTCAAATGGGCGAGATCTGTCAAGCCGATTTCAATAAATTTACATCGGCGATTGGTAGAAATCAAACTGAAATTGTTTTTTTCGGTTTCGTGGATTTTCACGTATTCGCTTTTTCCCTTTCCTTTTTCTTTACGGTCAATCAAATCATTCAAAAATTCGCGTATGGCTTCTAATTGATCCAATGATTCCATCAATTCTTCGTTTTTCGCATCCAGAAACGGGTCAATCCCTTGACAAATAAAATTCGTTTCGAATTGCGTCAAGGTATCCATTTCTTTCGCCTCTTCAAGAATTAAATGTTTCTCAATGAATTCGGTTATTTTTTCACTATAGACTTGGACTTGACCGGCGTTTGGTTCGTAAAAAGAGAGATAATTGGAAAGAAAAGCGAATTTGTTTTTTTGATTCATTGTAGAATTTATCTCCTTTTCTTTTTCTTGTTCTTTTTTTTCTTGTTGTAAAAGATTTTGGTAAATGGTTTTCAACAAAAGGAGATTCTCATTTAAATGATAAAAGTTTTTAGGCGTTATTTTTTTCAGAAAAACTTGTCGTTCCCATTTTGCAAGGTCTTTGATTTCGCCGAGTTTCTTATAATTGTCTTCGTATATGGAATGATTTTGATTCGAAGCGTCTAAAAAATAGTCGATGATACTGTATTCTTTTTTTAAAAAATCTTGGTCAACTGTCGGATTCAATAATTGATATGCGAATTTACGTTTTCCCATCGGTGTTTGGCATTTATTCAACATTTTTAATACGGAAGAATAAGGACCTTGATACTGATGATCATCAATAATATTCAATTGTTTGAGAGAATGATTCGCCAAGACCATTCGTTTCGTTTGATTCTCGAAAACGGGTTCGTCTAATCGATGAATTAAATGCGGATTATGTTGATAAATGAAATCGAGTAAAAAACAAAAAGCTTGACACGCAATATCATTATCGTAGAAATTCTGGATAAAAATATCGTATGAGGTTTTATAAAAACGAATCAAGATTTCTTTTTGATAGACTTGTTTTTCACAGTTTTTCGCTTTTTCATAAAAAATCAAAGAAGCGTTCTTTTCTTCGTCCTGTAAAAAGATGGTATGAATAGATTTGGCTTGAATATTGGTAAATTGTACAATATCTTCAATTTCTCTTTTCGATAAATTCGAGAGAAAAATGACTTCACTCGGTTGATAAATCGAAATAAAACGTTCTAATTCATCATACGTAGTAGGATTATGAATATAATTTTCTTGGTATTGAAAAATTGAGGTTTTTCCCGTATAAATATCGACATTGGCGATCCCCACCACGACATAATTTCCTTTCAAGATACGTGTATTATGTATGCGTTCAATCCAAATACACGTAGTATGATTCGTCAACTTCGTCGAATCGTTGGAAAAATAAGTTCCGGGAGAGATAATGGCAAATAAACTACGTGTGGTATTTTTCATATTTTCATCTTGGGTATAAACAACGGTTGTAAAACCGGCAGCTTGTAATTTTTTAATATATTTTTCAATCATCATATCTTTAAAACCAGCCATTACAATGATTGAATCGCTAACTGATGATTTGTCTTTAGAATTTTTCGTTGCCATAATTGTAGAAACACATACATTCTTATCGACGACGGCTAATTCACAAATGGAACCGAAATCTTTTATTTTAGTAGAATCACTGATTTCATTGGTTTTTTTATTTTTGATCCCATATACTTCAAAGAAAGCACCAACTTGCATTAATAAGACCGTTTTTTCTCCGTAATCTTTAGTATATTTTTCAGATAATTCAAAATATTCTTTTTGTAAAGCCATTGAGTTAGGATTGAAAGATATCAAAAAATATTATCTTATATATCCTATTTTTATTTCTTTAATTAAATTTTTTTATTTATATATCGGTTAAAAAAAATAAGTGGAACAAAATTTTCAGAAGAAGATAAAAAAGGGTTGAGTTTTCTCTCTTATTCGTTTCGCTCAACTTTTTCAAAAGTGGATTCGAAAGTTGATTTTAAGTCAATGACTACAAACTCATCATATTTTAAACCGATCAAAGTAGATAACGTAAATTTTTTCATATAAGTATACCAATAAGAAGGTATTATTCCTAATGTATAATAAAGATATTTCAATATGACTAAAATAGCCGTTGCATAAAAAGGTAAGAAAGTTTTTAATCGATGTTCCTTTAATATCCAATCTTTCACTTTCTCATTATAAATAGAAAATTCTGCGGCAAATTCTCCTTCAGGGTCTTTATACATAATTTTATGACCATAAACAAGTCGGTCATTTGTATTTAAACGCCAAACAATACGCTTAAAGTGTTTCTTGGATACTTTTACACCTTTGGCCGTTTCAATAGCCTGGTAACAGTTGTCTTTGTGACTATTGCATCGCTCAACCCTTTTGGTTGGCGATTTAATACTCCAAAGTTGTAAAAAATGCTGCATTTTAATGATGGTTGCTTCCTCATTATCTGTAAAAATATCGACATCAATGTCACTTGCTTGAGGAAAATAATCAGGACGTTGCACACTTCCAAAATAATACAATTTGGTATCTAAATATTGACTTAACTGATTAAAAAAATGTTGCGTTCGAGGTGAAATCTTGTTTTGAATGGTTTCCATTTGATTCAAGAGACAAGAGAAAAAAGAGAATTCTTATAATAGCGATAGAAATAAAGGTGTAGGGGGATATACATCCCCCCTTCCCTACGGGATACCCCCTCCTTGATATTTTGGATTGTTGTATGTGCGCGCGAGTATCTACAAAGAAAATGAGAATCATATTCTGCGTAGCATAATATCATTGTAGAGATGGTTGTAGAGCCCGCGCCGAGTTATCAAGAGAAAAAGCGAGGAGGGGGTCGTAGGGGGGATGTATATCCCCCTACCTACCTACTTAGGTTATGCAACAAAACTTCATTATTATGATTGGTAATATCTCCCGCCAACATTGCCGTTTCATAGATTTTACGAATGACGTCATTCGGCGTATTACTTCCCGTTTTAATCAAATTATGGTCTCTTAAATACTTTTTCACATCGTGAATGGTCGTTCGTTTCAAATCTTTATGCGCCATCAACACTTTCTTTCGCGTATTTCGGTCTTTCAACAAAACCCCCACCGTTTTTTTCAATTGAGATTTTCCTAAAGTATATTTGCGTCGGATGGTACGTTTCAAAAATCTCTTGGTATTTATTGGGTTTGGATTCGGATTCGGATTTGAAATCATTGGCTCATTTTGCTCTTCCTCTATCATAAAATTGTCTCCAGTATCAGATTCAAAAGAAGAATGAATGATTGGTAAATTTACAACCGGAATCGGTTTTTGAATCAGATTTTGTGTCATTACAATCTCATCTACCTTTCTTTGTTGTTGGAGATCTTCTTGTTTGTTTCGAATTTTCTCTTTTAAACGTTCTAATCGATCTGGTGTTGGAGTATTTATAATTGGGGTTGGGGTTGTCATTATTTTAGGAACTTCTAGAGTTGAAGGTCCTCCTCCAGTCAAACTTCCATAATTCTTTTGCGTTTTTAAAAAACTACGATACGTAGGTTTCATTCCTCCTTTTAATACACCGTAAGGAACCACATTATCTACCGAATAATTCAAACGAAACGGATCTTGAATGACTGGATGAAAAGTAGGAACTACTTCTTTCAATGATTCGGGTAATTCCAAATCGACACTTGGTAAAACATAATTTTTTGTATTATTGTATGAGGAAGAAGATAAAAGAGAAGAATAATTTTTCAACGTCTTTTTTTGTATTTCCTCTTTTTGATTCGAGAGAGATTTTAAATAATTCAAAGATTCTTCAAATTCGTCGGTGTAAGCAGCAATGTCTTGATTCGCAGATGTATTTGTATTAACTCCTTTACCTCCTCCCTTGGAATCGTTTTCTTTTTCTTTTTCTTTTTCTTTTTCTCGGTTTTCTCGGTGTTTATGTTCTTTGATACGCCTTAATAATTGCGTTTTCAATTGATTGGGAGATATTAAGGGCGCCGCCTTTTTCTCTCCTCCCCTAGAACTAGAATGATGATTTTTCCTTGTTTTTGAAAGGGTAAAAAGCGCAGGATTGATTTGAATTGTTTTTTTAATACTTGTATTGTTCGAAGACATTTTCTAAAAAGTAAAGTTGAATCGATATATTGATATAGACTCGGCTTATTTCTTTGTAATATTTACCGCGCCCAGGAGAATAATAGGCAGTAAATATTATAAAAATAAAAGGCAAACAAAACTACCCTAGAAAAGCAGGAATTCTTCAAAACCTATAAAAAATATTTTCCATTAGAAGAGGAGGGATCATAAGGGAACCTTAGGTTCCCTTAATTAGACGTAAATACTTTCCCAAATTCGTTTTCGTTCAATTTCCGCTTCTCTCTTTTTTTGATTCGTATTTTTCAAAAAGAGTTCTAAACCTTTTTCTAAATCTTCATACGAAATCTTTCGTTTCTCTCCTTCCTCGAATCCAAAGACTCTTTTACTATGTGCAATTTTGATCCTTGAAAGTAAAGTTTCCATATCTCGACCGTAGAATTTGAAATGATTTTTATTTTTCTCAAACCATTTGACATCTATTTTTTTCTCTCGTTCAACAGTCCATCCAATATCATTTACTTTTTTCAAAAAGATCAAATAAAGTTCTTCCGCGCCATATTCATCTGTATGAAATCTCCACGTAAAACGCGAATCTAATCCTCGGTTATAATTGAAAAAACATTCATTTAATTCTTCTTCATAACCAGCAATAATAACCATCCAATTATCTTTATGATCACTTAACGCTTCACATAAAGTATCGATACATTCCTTGGAAAAACTATCTCTCTTCTCGGTATTCCCTAAGGAATAGGCTTCATCAATAAATAAAACCCCTCCTAAAGTTTCTTGAATGACTTCTCTCGTTTTAATTGCCGTTTGACCTAAATAACCAGCAATTAAATCACTTCGGGTCACTTTCTTGAAGGTTCCTTTGGAGAGAATTCCCAATTTACGATAAATTTCCCCCATCAATTTTGCGATTTCCGTTTTTCCTGTACCTGGAGGTCCACTAATAACCGTATGTAAAAAATCTTGGTTTTTATTTATATTTATATTTGCAGTTGTTTCTTTTTCATTTGCAGAAGGTTTTTTGTAGAATTCTTGAACAAAATATAAAATTTGAGAGACAATATTTGTTTTCAAATGTTGCATTCCAATGATTTTATTTAATTCTTCCAATGAATCACGAATGTCGTGAAGACTTTGTAATTGAATATTGTATTCCACATCTTTTTCTATCGGATTTTTTTCAATAAAATTCAACAAATCTTCCAAGGTATTTATTTCTTTTTCTAAAGTAATGGTAACCTTTCTTTTTTCAATCGTTTTTTTTTTTTGAATACGTTCCAAATCCAATTCTAATTCCACCTCTTTATAAAAATCGTCATAATTGATAATAGGTATATCTTGTTTTTTTCTATTTTTATTATGTATAGGTGTACATAAATTTATATTCTGTGGTAATTTGGGTATTTTTATTTGCAAAGGATAAAAATTTATATTTTTTGTATTTGTCAAGTTCTTTAAAATAGGAATCGGTGTGTCATTATACAAATTTGGATTTAATGCATCGTTTACCCCTTTCTCTCGATTGTACCCAGAAAAAAACGTGGTATTGTATTTATTTTGAAATTGATGACTGATTTGTTGAATTACTTTGTCGATTTCTATATCTTTATCTTTTTCATATATTTTTTCTTTGTCTCTTTCTTTTTGTTGTTGTTCATCCAAACGAATTAAGAATTGATTGTAATGATTCATTTTGTTTGTCATTTTTAGAAAAATGAAAAAGAGAGAAAATGAATGATTACTAATTGTTGATAAAATACTTTTATATCTTTTACAATAAATTTAATTATTTGGAATACACCTTCGCACATTTCAAGTGCGTGGTAACTATGCCACTCTCGAATGTGCAAAGGTGTAAAAATTGCAGTAAAAGAGAATATTATATTTACATTTACAAAAAAAATGATTTAAACACAAAATTGAAATGTAAATAACTGAATGTCAATATCAAATAAAAAAGTAGAAATGGAATTCAAAAAAGATTTAACAACCGATTTATTTGATATTGAGTATAGTCAAGTTCAAAATGATTATCAAGATTTACGATGTGCCAAAGTGGAATTAAATGTCGATGCCTCTTCTAATGTCGATGCCTCTTCTAATGTCGATAAATCTTTCACAGTCGATAAATCTTTCACAGAGAGTTCTTTTAAACTCATTGAATCTTATTTCAAAGGTCAGCATCTAGAACGTCTCGTAAGACACCAACTAGAATCTTATAATAATTTTGTCAATTATCAAATTATGAAAACGATTGAAATGTTCAACCCTCTTCGTATTGTATCCGAAAATGATTTTGATCCTCTTCATAAAAAACACGCCTTAGAAATTATCATTACCTTTGAAAATTTTCAATTATATCGTCCCCAAATTCACGAGAATAATGGAGCGATTAAATTGATGTTTCCAAATGAAGCCCGTCTTCGTAATTTCACGTATGCCTCATCTATGACGGTGGATATGAATATCAAGTATTTGATTCGTAGTGGAAAGGAACTGGAAAATAGTCAAATTCTCCATAAAATCATTCCAAAAATACATATTGGAAAACTACCTATTATGTTGAAATCCAGTATTTGTGTATTGAATCAATACAAACATGTCGATCATGTACATACAGGTGAATGTAAAATGGATACAGGCGGATATTTCATTATCAATGGATCAGAGAAAACCGTATTAGGTCAAGAACGTGCAGCAGAAAATAAAATCTATGTCTTTAATGTTTCAAAGAATAACACTAAATTTGATTGGTTAGCAGAAGTCAAATCCGTCCCCGATGATAAATGTATTTCACCAAAACAAATTAATATGATGATTAGTTCTAAGAATAATGGATTTGGTTTTCCGATTTATCTGCAAATACCACGTGTCAAACAACCAGTCCCTTTATTCATTGTTTTCCGTGCATTAGGAGTTCTTACTGACAAAGAAATTTGCGAGAAAATATTATTAGATATTGGGTCAGAAGAAGAAAAAGAATTATTACAGGCATTACACGCCTCCATCATCGATGCAAATAAACATTTAACCCAAGAAGAATCGATTCGTTATATTACTAGTTTTGCAATGTATACGCCCATTAATATGGATAAGGAAACAGGGATTCGTAAGAAATTCGAGTTCACCCTCGATATTTTAAATAACGATTTGTTTCCTCATTGCCGTACCAAAGTACAGAAGATTTATTATTTGGGTTATATGGCAAAAAAAATACTAATGACTTCCTTTGATAAATGTAAACAAGATGATCGTGATTCTTATTTGAATAAACGAGTGGATTTAACCGGTGCTCTTTTGAATAATTTATTTCGTAATTATTTCAATAAATTGGTGAAAGATATGGAAAAACAGGTAATACGTGAAATCAATACGGGTTCTTGGCGTTCCAAGGACGATTATGAAAATATTATTAATATGACAAATATTTATAAAATCGTAAAATCAACCACCATTGAAAATGGTTTGAAACGAGCACTTGCTACCGGCGATTTTGGGTTGAAACATACCAATAGTAATAAGGTAGGAGTTGCTCAAGTATTGAATCGTTTAACGTATGTTTCAAGTTTGAGTCATTTGAGACGTATTTCTACGCCGATTGATAAAAGTGGGAAACTGATTCCTCCTAGAAAACTACATAACAGTTCTTGGGCAATGACTTGTCCAGCGGAAACTCCTGAGGGCCAGTCTGTCGGTGTAGTGAAAAATATGAGTTATATGGCGCATATTACGATTTATTCGAATCCTAGTTTCTTGTATGAATTTATACTACCACAAATTATTGCGTTGGATACAGAAAAAGAAACTGTGAAACCAGATTTCTTTTACAATAAAGTAAAAGTTTTTATCAATGGCACTTGGGTAGGTGTGTCCGAAAATCCAGAAGAATTATATAATTCTTTAAAGGATAAAAAAAGTAAGGGAATCATTAATATTTATGTGGGCATTCTCTTTGATTATCGAATGAAAGAGATTCGTGTTTGTAATGACGCTGGAAGATTGATGCGTCCTTTATTGCGTGTGAAAGATCAATCGATTTTGTTTACTGATGAAATGGCAGATCGATTAGAATATGGAGATTTAAAATGGAATGATTTACTCATTGGTTCCAATTTATCCAAGGATATTGATGAAGCCGTGTTGGAATATATTGATGCAGAAGAACAGGGATTGTCGATGATTTCAATGAATCCAAAACAATTGAACCAGCAAGCAAATAAAGACGGACAAATTTATAAATATACTCACTGCGAAATTCATCCAAGTACCATTTTCGGTATTCTAGCTTCTTGTATTCCTTTTCCCGAACATAATCAGTCTCCTAGAGTGGTTTATCAATGTGCACAAGGAAAACAAGCAATGGGTATTTATGCTACGAATTATGACGAACGTATGGATAAAACCGCGTATATCTTGAATTATCCAACGAGACCATTAGTCGATACACGTATTATGGATATGATTCATATCAATCAAATCCCTGCTGGTACCAATGTGATTGTCGCCATTATGACGCATACCGGTTATAATCAAGAGGATTCGTTATTGTTCAACAAGGGTTCCGTCGATCGTGGGTTATTTGTAACCACCATTTATCATACTGAAAAAGACGAAGACAAGCAGAAAATTAATGGGGACGAAGAAATTCGCTGTAAACCTGATCGCGTAAAAACAAAGGGAATGAAAATGGGAAATTATGACAAAGTCAATAGTCAAGGAGTCATTCCGGAAAATACGTTGGTAGAGAATCGAGATGTCATCATTGCGAAGATTGTACCGATTAAAGAGAATAAAAATGATCATACGAAATTGATTAAATATGAAGACCAAAGTAAAATCTATCGAACCGCGGAAGAGACCTTTGTGGATAAGAATTATATTGGTAAGAATGGAGAAGGATATAATTTTGCCAAAGTGCGTCTAAGAATCGTGAGAAAACCGAATATTGGGGATAAATTCTGTGCTCTTCCAACCCAACAAGTATTAACCGATCAAGGATGGGTCGAAATCAAAGACATTGATATTCATCATCATAAATTGGCAACTCTAGATACAAACGGAAAAATGTGTTATGAATATCCTACCGCGAAATACGAATATGATCATAATGATAAAATGTATTATCTTAAAAACAAACAAATTCATATTGTCTGTACGTTGAATCATCGTTTATATGTGAAAAAAAGAAGTGGTAAGAATTATCAGTTAATAGAAGCCAAAGATGTAATGGGAAAAATGGTTCGTTTTCAAAAGACAATGGAAAATGTATATCATGATGTAGAAACCATTACTTTTGGGGATATCCAATATAAGATGGATGATTGGTTACCATTGTTAGGAATGTTTATTGCGGATGGTTATTGTCATAATAACAATATCTATATAACTGCAATAAAAGAAAGAAAAATAAATTATAATAAAATCTTGTTACAAAAGTTAAATATTAATTATACATATAGCGCAGATGGTAGATATATTATTTCTGGTTCAAAATACCCTGAAATAGGTAAAGAATTATCAAAATTAAGTCTTGGTGCTTTACATAAACATTTACCAAATTATGTTTGGAATTTATCACAACGTCAATCAATTGTATTATTAGAAGCCTTATTAGAAGGTGATGGCTCAAATATGAAATATAAAGGAGAATCCTTTGACCGTTATGGAACAATTAGTATAAAATTAGCGAATGATGTTACACGTTTAGCATTTCATTGTGGCTATTCTGGAATTATTAAAATATCAGAAGAACCGAGTGGAATTGCACGTATTGGAAAACGTAATTTAGGTTCTCGTGCAGGTGAACAAGTATCTGTAACACAAAGACATACCTATTACAAAGTAAGTATTATTACCAAACAAAACCAGCCTTGGATGAATAAAAAACAAAATGAATCGAATGAAGAAAAACTGATTGATTATGAAGGAAAAATTTATTGTGTAGAAATGCCTAGTTCCCATACTTATTATATGCGTGAAAACAATTTCAGTCCTTCTTTGATTATTGGAAACAGCTCAAGACACGGCCAAAAGGGTACCGTAGGAAACATCATTCCAGAATGCGATATGCCTTTCACTAGTAGTGGGGTTAGACCCGATATTATTATTAATCCACACGCGATTCCGTCTCGTATGACGATTGGACAATTGAAAGAAACTTCTCTTGGAAAAGTGCTTGTACATCTTGGCTTATTTGGTGACGGAACATCGTTTGGCGAATTGGAAGTCGCAGATATTTGTAAAGAATTGCTGAAAGTCGGATATGAAGCTTATGGAAATGAACTTTTACATAATGGACTTACTGGAGAACAACACGAATGTAGTGTGTTTATGGGTCCAGTCTTTTACCAGCGTCTAAAACATATGGTCAATGACAAAACCCATAGTCGTTCGATTGGTCCGATGGTCAACTTAACAAGACAACCCGCGGAAGGTCGTAGCAGGGATGGTGGTCTTAGGTACGGAGAAATGGAACGAGACTGCCAGCGAGTAGGGACCCCACTGAGTATTTATTGCGGATTATCCATAAAAATCGAAAATATGGAAAAACACTTTTATGAAGTTCTTGGATGGAGCAAAGAAAAGAATGGTATTGTCAAAGCACAACAAAGTGCGTTTTTATATAAAGGCGAACGTGAATGTGTAGACCTTATTTTACAAGATGGACGTAAAATATCTTGTACTCCTGACCACCCACTTCTTACAACCAATAATGAATGGGTAAAAGCAAAAGATTTGATACCTAGTGAAAGTAAAGTGAAAGCGGGTGTCAATTATCCGGTCATTGATATCGAGGAAGAAATCAAAGAATGTAAAGGATGGAATTTGAAAGTAGGACAACTTTTATTGAAAACAAATACGCACGACGAATATTTCAAAACCTTGGCTTTTATGCGTATTCTTGGATATTTAATCACAGATGGAAGTATTAGTAACCATCCAGATAAAAATATATTATCTGCACGTATCTTTTTGGGACATATATTAGACGTTCATTCGTTATTAAATGATCTAAAACTCTTTTGTTCAATGAAACAAAGTAATTTTAAAACTCGGAATTTATATTATGTTTCTATTCCAAAGTCCTTTTTAAGAAACATTATTGAATTAGATGGAATTTTATTTAATAAAAAAGTAACTCAAACTGGAACATTACCTGAATTCCTTTTGGAAGACTCGTGTCCTCGACCTATGATTCGTGAATTTTTAGGAGGGTTATTTGGTGGCGATGGACATACGTGTAGTTTGGGATTACATCGAGGTAAACGCGATACCATTACTTCCATTTCCTTTTCCCAAACAAAGAATTATCAACAACTCGATTCTCTGAAAGAAATGATGGAGCAAATTAAAGCATTGTTAGCCCGATGTGGTATTCATAAAGTCAGTATTCAAAATCCAAAAGAAACCACGTTGTCTAAAGCTAAACAACATTTGGAAATTGAAAAGAATAACTATCAAGTGAATTTACATTTGGATTTATGTGAGTTGATTCCTTTCTCGGAGAAAATCGGATTCCGTTATTGTTGTCATAAATCACAGCGTTTGGAAGCTGGTGTTAGTTACCGAAGATTACGAAATGAAGTTGCGAGACAACATAACTTGCTAGTGAATCGTGTCGATGAATTGACAAATTTCAAGGAATCCAAGAAAGAATTTCCCGAAAAGAAAGTGGGTACAAAGAAAGCCATTTTACAAGCTGTCGAAGAATTGAAAGAAAAAGAAGGATTACTTCACGAGTATGCCATTCCAAGTACTCACGATATTACCGATCATTTAGTAAAAGGAACTGAATTTGGTAAATTTACTGCGAGCGGATTTCCTACCGCCGAAGAATTCTTTCGAGAAATTGGTGCTTTAGAATGGTTCTTTCAAGAAGAATTAAATGTAACTGAAAGAATAGTAGAAGACGAAGATTTAATAAATGATTTACAAGAGAATGATTTAATACAAAATCAAAAACAAAACTCCTCCGTAGAGTACGGCGTCCATCGAGAAACCGAAGCAATGCCTACAATGAATTTAACGGTTGTTTCCAGAATTCCGGTAGGACCTCAACCCGTTTACGATATTCAAGTCGACGACGTTCATTCCTTTTTAGCCAATGGGATCGTTGCCCATAATTGTATGATAAGTCACGGGGCTTCGCGATTCAACAAAGAAAGATTGTATGATGTATCTGATAAGTATTCAGTTCACGTATGTAAAAAATGCGGGTTGATCGCCTCTTACAACGACCAAATGAATATTCATCTTTGTCGTAATTGTGATAACCGTACGGACTTTGCTTATGTGGAAATTCCTTATGCTTGTAAACTCTTGTTCCAAGAATTAACGACAATGAACATCTCCCCTCGTATTATCACGTAGGGGGATGTACATCCCCCCTACAACCCCCTCCTTGCTGTTTTTAATAGTTTTAGTTAATTAACTCGGCGCGGGGTCGACAATGAACTCTAAAATAATATTTCGCAAAGCATAATATGTAGGGGGACATACGTCCCCCCTACGGCCCCCTGATGACAGTTTATCTTTCTAACTCGGCGCTGGCTCCACAACAATCTCTAAAATAATATTTCGCAAAGCATAATATTATTTTCTTTTTTTTTGTAGAAACTCGCGCGCCAAAAATGTTATCAGGGGGTCGTAGGGGGGACGTATGTCCCCCTACTTTGTAGATACTCGCGCGCCAAGTTTAGCAAATTAAAAAGCAAGGAGGGGGTCGTAGGGGGGACGTATGTCCCCCTACCCTTAAATATTATATATATATTATTTATATATAGAATGTCCATTGGATTATCCAGATCATCACCAGGAAATTTATATGCACCAAATATTATTTCAATGGGATTTAATTATCCAGGAGTCACTACTCCTCTTCTTCTTGGAGGCCGACCTGTAAGAGGAGGTGCGATTCGAGGATTTATGCCTCCACCCATCGTGGACGTCGATAAAGATTACGTCGATTTTGAACAAATCCGTTTTACTTTAAGAGAAGCTTGGAATACTAATTATCAAGGAGAACTTTACGCTAAATTCGGTACCACCAAAGGACCTGTAACTCCTTTTCGAGCAGTTAATAATTCAGGTGATTTATTAAGTCGTCGTAATTATTCGTGTGGAGGAGGTTGTCAAACCTTTCAAAGTCGTCCAAATCTTAAAGGTTTAAAACAACGTTTTGGAGCCATTCAAAGTTATTGCGACGAAACCAATTTACCTCCAGCTGCTTGTAATGTGAAATATGTTTATGATAGTTCCGATTATACTACTTACTTGAAACAAAGAGCCACTGCACGTAACTACAATGATATTTCTTATGGAGGTGATGAAAATAACGCGAGTCAATCTCCTTTTAGACATATTCGACGCTATTAAGGGAACCTAGGTTCCCTTATGATCCCTCCTCACGAAGGGAGGGAGGGTTATTCACACCTTGATAAGGGCTGACGCTTTTTGGCGCGCAAGTATCTACAAAGAAAATAACAATCATATTTTGTGAAGCATAATATGATTGTATAAATGGTTGTAAAAGTTAATAAATCTTAAGACACCCCTGATTTTTGCTCCACTTTTTTTAAAAAAGTGGATATATATAGACAAACAAAATGACTCAATACGACGATATCATTGTGACACCAAATTATGGCCCTTTAAGCCATCAATATCCTTGTGCAATGCCTGCCCATAATTTAGGCACCTTACCAGGTGTCCATCCAAATCCGCCTCAGTTTTATTCACAACAAGAACCCGTTTACGCCGATCAATTTGTCAACTCTAGGCATATTTATGCAAGAACAGCACGAAGTGTTCAAACGTATGCTTTGGAGAGAGCCAATGCCCTTCGTTCCCCTGTGAATTCCTTTTATTCTTTTTCAGGACAACGTCATTACCCAGTGTCTACGCATATGAATTATATTGCACCCGTAGATACTTCTCTCTACATTAATCGTAAGAAAGCCATTGCTGTAGGAAAAAGTTCTTATAAACAAACGCTTCCTGCCGAAGCACCGTATACAACGAAGAATTATTATCCAAGTGGCGTTCGTAGTAGTCTTCGTCGTGCCCGTTCCGGTGGTTGCGTAGCTCCCAAGAAAAAAGGGGCCATTGAAAATACAAGTTTACGAAACGGTCAAGTATGTGCTTGGGGATCATTACCTAGACAGAACTACTAAAGTAGGGGGACGGAAGTCCCCCCTTACCTACGGGAGACCCCCTCCTTGCAATATATGATAATTAACTCGGCGCGGGCTCTACAACAATTTTTCACAATGATATTATGCTTCGCTAAGCAAAGCACAATATTTTTGTCTTTTTCTTTGTAGAAACTCGCGCGCCAAATTAAGTGTAAAGAGACTCCTAATTTTTGCTCCACTTTTTTTTAAAAACTGGATAATATATAATAGCTAAAAAGAATGACAACTGCAATGAATCCAAGAATCGATTATATGGAACGAGGCCTTAGCGAACCTCGCCGTTCGCCGTTTGCAAGAAGAGAAAATTACCCTACAAACAATGCCAATGTCGAAGAAGGAAAAGGATTTTATTCAATGAACCGAGCATCCAGTCCTTATCCTTCAACTCCTTCCTCCAGTAACAATGTTTCATATGATCAAAATACCAATCCAAATCCATCCATTTGGGATAAGTTCAGAAAAACCATTGGTTTAGGAGGAAAACGAAGATTGCGTACTTTGAAAACCAAAAAGTCTAGGAAATCTAGGAAATCTAGGAATCTTAAGAAAGTCAAGAAAGTGAAGAAATCTAGGAAATCTAGGAAAACCTATAAAAAATCTTATAAACGCGGCGGAAATTATATTGTAAATCCTTATTCCCCACCAATGGATTTTGCACGAGTAAGTGGTGTTCCTACTGCTCAACCACATAACTGGGTTGGATAAGTAGGTAGGGGGATGCCCGTAGGGAGTCCCCCCTTACCTACGGAAAACCCCCTCCTTGCTGTTTTAGATTATTTAAAGCCATTATGTTTTGGCGCGCGAGTATCTACAAAGAAAAAGACAATAATATTATGCTTTGCTAAGCATCGCAAAATAATATCATTGTAGAAATGGTTGTAGAGCCCGCGCCGAAGTTATCAAGAGAAAAAGCCAATACTTTTATCAAGGAGGGGGTCGTAGGGGGGACTTCCGTCCCCCTACCCTTAAAATAATAACTTATTTTAGAAATGAACTTTGAATATTCAAAATCGAGAAAAGAAAAAAAGAAGATGAAACAAAATATCCTAGAAAAAAAAAGAGATTTTGTAAAAAAACAAAAAGACAATCGATACCTCATTGATGAAACACATAAGGTTTTGGTTTCAACTTCAAAATTAAATGACATTGAGATAACGAAAGAAGAAGATAATTATTCATTGAATGTGAACGCAACCAATTTAACCGTTACTTTATCGTCTCCCAACGTTTCTTTGATTTTATCTCTTAAACAATCCCTCAATGAAAACCCTGATCTTGAATTATTTTTGGCAAACGAACAAAAATTACATTATTTGTTTGGACAACATAAAGATGAAACCAATATCGTTATTCCAAATATAACGATGAATCAAATCGATTTATTAAAAAAATTAAATTTTGAAGAGATAGCCCTTGCAAATCAAGAAGAACAAAAATTACATTATTTATTTGGCAATGATCAAAGTGAAGTAGTCATTTCAGGGATGAATCTAATCAATTTAACAAAAAAGATCGATAAGGAAAATGTCGTCATTGCGAATGAAAACGAACAAAAATTACATTACTTGTTTGGCAATGATGAAAACCGATGGATCATTTCAGGAATGAATCAAATCAATTTAACAAAAAGAATTGATCCAGAAGAAATCTTTGAAGCAAATCAAAATGAACAAAAATCAAATTATTTAATTGGACAAGAAAACAAGATTACGGTTTCAAGCCGCCTAGACTTGAATGATTTTGATATAAGTAAAACTGTAAATCGAGAAGAGCATTACACTCCCGCTATTTTCAATGACCATTACTTGATTGGAACAGATCAAAACAATATCGTGGTTTCAAGCCGCCTAAAATTGAATGATTTTGATATAAGTGAAACGGTAAATCGAGAAGACTATTACACTCCCGCTGTTTTCAATGATCATTATTTAATTGGAACGGATCAAAACAAGATTACGGTTTCAAGCCGACTAAACTTGAATGATTTTGATATAAGTGAAACGGTAAATAGAGAAGAGTATTACACTCCCGCTCTTTTCAATGATCATTACTTGATTGGCACGGATCAAAACAAGATTACGGTTTCAAGCCGGATAAACTTGAATGATTTTGATATAAGCGAAACGGTAAATCGAGAAGAGTATTACACTCCCGCTGTTTTCAACGATGATTACTTGATTGGCACAGATCAAAACAAGATTACGGTTTCAACCCGGCTAAACTTGAACGATTTTGATATAAGCGAAACTGTAAATCGAGCGGAGCATTACACTTCTGCTGTTTTCAATGATCATTACTTGATTGGAGAAAAAAATCAGTTTATAGTCTCAAAACTAGCGATGGATCCATTTCAAGTAAGTGAAACCGTAAATAAGGAAGAGTATTACCAAGGAGTCTATTCCAAGATGTTCAATACCAATGATTTGGATCTATTTCTTTTTTATATCAATCATAATTACTTAATTGGCACGGGTCAAAACAAGATTACACTTTCAAGCCGCATAGACTTGAATTATTCTGATATAAGTGAAACTGTAAATCGAGAACAGCATTACACTCGCGCTATTTTCAATCATGATTATTTGATTGGCACGGATCAAAACAAGATTACAATTTCAAGCCGCCTAAAATTGAATGATTTTGATATAAGTGAAACGGTAAATCAAGTAGAGTATTACACATCTGCTGTTTTCAATGATCATTACTTGATTGGAGAAAAAAATCAGTTTATAGTCTCAAAACTAGCGATGAATCCATTTCAAGTAAGTGAAACCGTAAATAAGGAAGAGTATTACCAAGGAGCCGTGAATACAAGCAATCTAACCGTTACTTTATCGTCCCCAAATGTTTCCTTGATTTTATCTCTTAAACAAACTTTCAATGAAAACCCTGATCTTGAATTATTTTTGGCAAACGAAAAAAAATTACATTATCTGTTTGGACAAGATGAAACAAACATTGTTATTCCAAATATAACGATGAATCAAATCGATTTATCCAAAAGGGTTAATTTGGAAGAATTTACAGTAACAAATGAAGAGGAACATAAGTTACATTATTTGTTTGGAGAAGATCAAAATAGATTAGTTTCAAACATAGGAATGAATCAAATCGATTTATCCAAAAGGACGAATCTAGAAGAAATCACTTTGGCAAATCAAGACGATCAAAAATTACATTATTTGTTTGGCAATGATGAAAACCGATGGATCATTTCAGGAATGAATCAAATCAATTTAACCAAAAGAATTGATCCAGAAGAAATCTTTGAAGCAAATCAAAATGAACAAAAATCGAATTATTTGATTGGACAAGAAAACAAGATTACGGTTTCAAGCCGCCTAGACTTGAATGATTTTGATATAAGCAAAACTGTAAATCGAGAAGAGCATTACACTTCCGCTATTTTCAATGATCATTACTTGATTGGAACGGATCAAAACAAGGTTACGGTTTCAAGCCGTCTAAAATTGAATGATTTTGATATAAGTGAAACGGTAAATCGAGAAGAGTATTACACTCCCGCTGTTTTCAATGATCATTACTTGATTGGCACAGAACAAAACAAGATTACGGTTTCTAGTCGCCTAGACTTGAATGATTTTGATATAAGTGAAACGGTAAATCGTGAAGAGTATTACACTCCCGCTGTTTTCAATGATCATTACTTGATTGGCACTGATCAAAACAAGATTACGGTTTCAACTCGGCTAAACTTGAATGATTTTGATATAAGTGAAACGGTAAATCGAGCGGAGCATTACACTCCCGCTGTTTTCAATGATCATTACTTGATTGGCACGGATCAAAACAAGATTACGGTTTCAACCCGGCTAAACTTGAACGATTTTGATATAAGCGAAACTGTAAATCGAGCGGAGCATTACACTTCTGCTGTTTTCAATGATCATTACTTGATTGGAGAAAAAAATCAGTTTATAGTCTCAAAACTAGCGATGGATCCATTTCAAGTAAGTGAAACAGTAAATAAGGAAGACTATTACCAAGGAGTCTATTCCAAGATGTTTAATGACAATGATTTAGATCTATTTCTTTTTTATATCAATCATAATTACTTGATTGGCACAGGTCAAAACAATATTACACTTTCGAGTCGCATAGACTTGAATTATTCTGATATAAGTGAAACTGTAAATCGAGAACAGCATTACACTCGCGCTATTTTCAATCATGATTATTTGATTGGCACGGATCAAAACAATATTATGGTTTCAAGCCGCCTAAAATTGAATGATTTTGATATAAGTGAAACGGTAAATCGAGAAGAGTATTACACTTCTTCTGTTTTCAATGACAATTACTTGATTGGCACGGATCAAAACAATATTATGGTTTCAAGCCGCCTAAAATTGAATGATTTTGATATAAGTGAAACGGTAAATCGAGAAGAGTATTACACTTCTTCTGTTTTCAATGACAATTACTTGATTGGAGAAAAAAATCAGTTTATAGTCTCAAAACTAGAAATGGATTCATTTCAAGTAAGTGAAACTGTAAATAATGAAGAGTACTACAAAGGTACCTACTTCAAGATGTTCAAAGCCAATTATTTGGATCATACTCCAGAGGAGCGAGAATCAGAAGAAATCTCATTGGAAGAAGAAAAGAAAAAATTAGAAACCAAAAAAGAAATACAGTTAAACGAAGTAAGGAAGAAAGACACCGTGAAAAAACCGAAAAATGTCATTATTCATAATTACCAGATGACCTATCAAAATGGAAACGCAACTGGGTTTGGCGATTTTTTAAGAGGGTCTTATTATTTATTACAATTCTGTGAAGAATATAAATATGAATGTAAAATCGACTTGTCGAATCATTTAATCTCTTCTTTTTTGAAGAACAGTGAAAAAACCGAAAGTTCTTCACTCTACGATCGAAGAAATATTCCAATTTATAAATTTATCGATATCAATGCGGATTTATCGGTAGGAGAGAAAAATGTCATTCAAATAGGGGTGAAAGGTAATTACGATTCTTTGAAAGAATTCTTGAAAAAACAGCGTATCGTGGATCGTACCATTTCGCTGAATACGAATTGTTTTCCTCTTTCGACCCCTTCCGCAAAAGATAAAGAGCGAATTAAAATGATTATGGAACCGACGGAGGAAATCGTGGATCTAATAAATAAAACATTTTTAAAACTCGGTTTATGGAAAGATTCCTTTACCGTGATTCATATCCGATTTGGGGATAAATATTTGATTGATAATAACCAACGATTTAATCTACGAATGTTGGATCAATTGAAAAAGGAAATCAATGAATTTGTTCTTACACATTCTTTAAGTGAAAACTACCTATTATTGGCAGATAACAATTCGATTAAACAATATTTAGTAGAAATGTTTCCTTTTCTAAAAACGTCTTTTAAACCGATTACCCATTTGGGTGAGGGAGTTTCTCTCGATCACGAAAAAACGAAAAATACGTTGGTGGATTTTCATTTGATGAGTTATGCAAAAGAAATTGTAAGTTATTCATGTTATTTACACGGATCTGGATTCAGTAAATGGTGTGCGGAGACCTATGATATTCCTTATACGAATAAATTAATTGGATAAATAAATAGGGTGTTTTTATTAAACCTTTGCATCTTTCAATTGCTTTTATTATGATATATAATAAAGGCAATTTATCGGTTACAAATTAACCGTTACCTAATAACATTCAAAGATGCGCATCTTTGATATGAAAAGGTATAATTCTCTCTAATTTACTTGAGAATAAGTTGTACCCCCGTAATATAATAAATTACTAATACCCGATCCGTAATAAGTTAAATATAATTGACTACTATCATTATTTAAAATATAATTTAAATTACCAGTATATTTTGTTACACGATTAACGGTTACAGTACCGGCTGTTGTAAATTCTCCTCCGGCATATAAATTATTAGTAGAGTCAACCACCATAGAATATACTGTAAAATTCATTCCATTATTTGTTCCACTTATTAAAGCCGACCAAGTTGAACCATTCCATTTTGCTATACGAATAGCACTTACTCCTCCTGCAGTTGTAAAATCTCCACCAGCATATAAATTACTGGTCGAATCAAAGACAATAGAATATACTGACGAACCAACTTCCACTCCGGTACCTAAAGCGGACCAAGCTGAACCATTCCATTTCGCGATAGAATATGCCGTAACTCCTCCAGCGGTACTAAAAGCTCCACCAGCATATAAATTACCAGAATAAAACGTAAGTCTTTCTACAACACTATTCATTCCGGTACCTAAAGCAGACCAAGATGACCCATTCCATTTTGCTATACGATTCGCTGAAACTCCTCCAGCAGTAGTAAAAAGTCCACCAGCATATAAATTACCGGTTGAATCAACAGCAAGACATTGTACATAATTATTCATTCCAGTTCCTAAAGCCGTCCAAGATGAACCATTCCATTTCGCAACATAATTCACAGTAACTCCTCCGGCACTTGTAAATATTCCTCCTGCATATAAATTATCATTTGAATCAACAACAAGTGAATTCCTATTTATATAATTATTCATTCCAGATCCTAAAGCCGTCCAAGATGAACCATTCCATTTTGCTATACGATTCGCTGAAACTCCTCCAGCGGTAGTAAAAGTTCCACCAGCATATAAATTACCAGTTGAATCAAACACAAGAGAGAGTACAGTACCACTACTTATTCCGGTACCTAAAGCAGACCAGGATGACCCATTCCATTTTGCGATACGTTGCGCTGGGGTTGTAAAATATCCTCCAGCATATAAATTACCGATTGAATCAAACGCAAGAGAGTCTACCTGATTATTCATTCCACTACTAGTTAAATATGAATAATTACTTGTAATACTTTTTAAATTCGATTGTACATTATAATAATAAGGACTACTAGAAGTTGGTGTTGGTAATTGAAAACTATTTAATGTTGCGGAATCATTTGCATAAAAAAAAAGAGATAAATTATTGTAATTGTAACCTAGCGTAAGATTTCCAGATACATTTAAATTTCCGGGAATGTAAACAGTTTCATTTATTGTACCTAAAACAATTTGATTACTCGCAGTAATTTGTGAGTTATAACCGACTGCAGTTGAATAATTCCAAGTATTCGCACTACTATCTACATCTGCACCAAAACCTAATGCACTATTATAAGTACCATTCTTATTATTTTTCAATGCATTGTTTCCTATTGCCGTATTATTAGAACCAGTTGTATTATTTATTAATGTATTCGTCCCTATCGCAGTATTATCAATTCCACTGGTATTACCGTTTAATGCACTATTTCCAAGAGCAACATTATAACTACCAGTCGTATTATTTTTTAATGCACCAGAACCTAATGAAATTTGTGAGGTTCCAACCGCCCATTCATTTGTATTTGAATTCCAATAAACATAATCACCATAATTCGTACCTAATGGTTGAAAAGTTCCAGTTGGTCCCGTCCAACCTGTAAAACCTGTATAACCTGTTGCACCAGTAGCGCCTGTTGCACCTTTTGGTGTTAAACTTGATTCTAAATAACTATACCCTCCTGTACCGTTTAAATATTCGTATTCAACCGTTATGTTTGCTGTACTACTAACCGATTTATTTCTTGCAATTAGATTTAACAGAACACTATCGGTGGTTGGATTTACAGCTGTATATTTACCTACTGCTGGGATCACGTAAGATGTAGACGCATCAATCGAGGTAATT